GAGTCGGATCCAATTAAATTTACAATTTCTTCCATGAAAGTTTAATATATCTATATTTTATATTTATATCTCAGCAGCTTTGCCGTCTACTTCAGTCATTCCACCATCTACTTCAGGTTCCATTGGAACATCTCCCATCATTCCCTGTTCACCTTCTTGTGGTAATGGTTCTCCAGTTATTGGATCAACAGCACTTGGATCTGGAATAATGCCATCTTTAATTTCTTGTTCAATCTGCTCATCCATTTCAATCATTTCTCCATCAGTTTGACGAAGAACTTTACTACGAACCCACTTCTGGGAATAATACTTACCGATATAAGGTTCAATAGTTGCGAGAACACCAAGTCTCTCATTCAACATTTCTGTTTCTTTCAGTTCCGCAAACTGATTATCATACAAGAAATCATATTGAATATGATCACTAATTCTATCCCAGTCTTCTATGGAAACAATATTCTTAAGAATGAGTTGAGTCTTCAGCATATCATTGAACATCTGAGCAAATCTCTTTCTCAGACGACCAACAAACTTAGCAAACTTAAGTTCGTCTCTTAAGATTTCTGAAGAACGACCAAGATTAAATCCACCATCAGCAGCAATTCTTGATTCTGGAACTCCGAGTGCTCTATAAAGTTTCTTTTGGAAATACTCAATATCAGCAAGTTCTCCTAAGTTTTGTCCACCAGGAAGTGTGGTAATTTCTGTGCCACGACCACCTTCTCTACGAGGAAGCCAGAAGTCCTCCATCATAGACATGAACTTCTTGTCGTCACGGATTTCTCCGGTGTTCGCATCATATACTTGTTTGTTACGATAACGATTCATAACATCACGAAGATATTGTTCTGCCTTCACCTTAGGAAGATTTCCAACATCAATATAAAAAATACGACGTTCTGGTGCTCTTGACAATCTGTAAATAACCAGAGAATCTTCAATCATTCTAAGTTGATTGAGTGCCTTAATCGCCTTGTGAAGATACGAGAGAACAGAACCTTTATTTCTATCTACAAGACCTGAAGTGCAATATGTGATTGCATCTTTTGCAATCTTAGTTCCTTTATTTCCACCACCACTAGTTAAGTTTCCGGTTGGATAGTTTGGTTTTGGAGTATAAACAAAATACTCTTCAATGTCAGGAGCAATTCCATTTTTTTGTTCATCACGACCAGCAATATTTGGTCCAATAACATTCTTATCTTGTTTCTTTTCTTGGCGGACAAACCGCATCTTCATTGGGTCGATATACCTCAGTTCTTTAATTCCTTCCTGAGGTTTCTTAAGATCAATTACTTTATGGTAATAAAGTCTTCCATCAACATACCAATTTCTAAAGATTTCGTGTGACTTCTTATCAAAATCTAAAATTTCTTTAATATATTTAAATTCTTGTCTAATTGCCTTCTTTAAATTATCCGTGGCGTTTAGATTAGACAATTCAATTTCAATTGGAGAATCATAAAGATCACTCACAATTGCTTCATTTACAACATCTTCGATAGCACCATCCGCTTCTGGATGAAGTGACATCTCTCTGTATCTTCTTATTAGATCAAATTCTGTTCTATATTGACCTTCAATATCTACAAACGAACCATAAAATCCACTACTAATATAGTTATCAACCCCATCCTCGTTATTCACGGGGACAGGGGAAACTATAGATTTGGATTTCTTTTCTGCATCATCAATAGAAAAACCAAAAAGTTTTGCCATATTATAAACTGACTTAGACTACTATTTTATTATTTAGGTAATATCTTCACCACCTGCCTGAGCAGCTGTTCCTCTAAATGCTTCCCAATAATGAACTTGCATTTCTACGGTAAATTCCTGAATAGTATCAGTAGTATCATAACTTAAATCAATCGTAGACAGGTTAGTTGGGAAAATATCCCAAAACTTATAGGATCTTAGAAGAGATCCATCACGATCAAGTTGTTTGACAGTAGCATCTTTTTGATATAATGCTGGATTTGCAATACCAGTTCCATCACTCATTTTATTAATAATGTTCATCCATTTTTCAAAAGCAGAACGAATAGAGAAATCGACATCATTCATAACCGTAATTGTCCAGGTTTCGAATGTTCTATCTCCAGCAATTTTAAGGATACGACCTCTAAAGGGTATGTCAATATTTGCAATTGTAGAGGCAGGCAGAGCCGCTGCCTTTACAAGAAATCTTGCTTTTTCTAAAACTTCATTTTCATTATCTGGTTTAGCAGCACTTGGAAATGCTAATTCAACTTCAAATAGATTGGGTCTTGCACCACCACCTGTCAGTTTACTTTTAAAATCACTGATTGTTCTTAATGGTGTGGTATTTCGTTGTTGGCGACTAGGCATTTTTTTCTTTTAACCTCTAAATTAAACGTTACCGATTACTTCATTAAATGAAACACCTGTTCTGGTGGCAACAAACGTAAGACCGATGAAGTTGATTGATCTTGCGGGTTTGATGAAGATTTCTGCTACAAACTCATTATTATCTATAATAGCAGCAGTATTATTTGTTTGATCACAAATAACAACATAATCTTGAATTCCTCGTTTTGCCTGAACATCACGGAGGAATGGTTCGACAATATTCACAAAGTTGGTTCTTGTGATTTCATCATTGAATTCAAAGAGTTGATCTCTTGCCGCAGAAGAGATTGCGTCCTCAAGATAGATAAACAATCTACGAACGTTGATACGGTCAAATGCGGATGATTTTTCAATTCCAGTCTTATCACCAAAGAGTGTAATTCCACCACCAGGAGAAACAATAACCGGATTGATTCGTGAAGAATACAATAGGTCTCTCTGTGCTTGAGAAGGATTATATGTAAGTTTGACCGCATTTAGTATCGAACCTCTTGCAGTTCCGGCAGGTGAGAACCAAGGGAAGTTATCAATATCGTTGCGAGCACAAAGTCCAGCAATGTCACCGTTTAGTGGAATATATCTAAAGGTATTTGAAAACCTATCAAACATATACTTATAACCACTATCAAACACTGCATAAGAAGATGAAGTAATTGGTGAATAATATTCTAATATATTATTAGTAATAGTTACATCATCCTCGACTGTTACCTGTCCGACAGATGTATCGGTAATAAATGCCTTCCTATATGGTGATATAAAAGCAAGAGAATCTTTTCTTACATCGGCAACAGCAATCAGTTTATTTGCTAGTGCTTGTGCAGTTTCTTTTTCATAATTAACAGATCCCATTATGAGGAAATCTACTTTATAATTTTCTGTGTTTTCAAATAAACTATAACCGTCAACTAATTTATTCAGATCAGCCGAAAGTGCTGTTGCAGATGTGATATTAGTTTGACCGTTATAATTCTTACCACCCTTAAGAATTTCATTAACATTTCCTGAAGTGGCGAATATTATATTTTCTGCTACCTGATCCCATGCTCCAGCAGCAGTAGTTATGCCAGTAAATTCTGAAGAATAACCAGTTGTAGTAACTTCTGCTGGTGCGTCTCCACCAAAGATAAATGCTGAATTGGTCTTTAAATAAGATCTCCAATAAGATGGTGAACCAGTAGAAAATTCCGCACCTTTTGCTTTGGATAGATTTAAATGTTTCTCAAGAATAGTTCCAGTATTTCCGGTGATTTTACCTTCACCATCAATCACAACAACATGGACTTCATCAAATCTAGATGCTCTTTCTGCAGCATATTGTGAAGTTCCTGGACGGCTTGCTATAGTATTCCAAGATTGAGATGAGGTAACAGTTGCACCACCAACAGTTGAAGTAGAAATCGCAACTGTTTGTTGTGAGAACCAATCCTGTCCTCCAGTATATGAAGTTGAACCGAAAGATACTTCACTTTCATCATGAATGGCAACGTTGCCAGTATTGGTAAATGAGAATGTTCCTCTTTCTTGATAATCTCTAAATGTTTCTGTTTCACCTTCGACTTGAGAAAGAACTTTCACACTAATCTGATCAACACCAACTTCGGTGATTATACCTTTGAGGTGTCCAGTAAGTGCTGCTGTTTCTCCTATACCAATAGAAGTTTTACCAACTAAGGTTTGAGTGACACCCATTCCAACTGTAAGTGGTGCGGCAGTGAATGTGGTTGCTCCAAAATCTAGAGGAGCGGTGATTCCACCTTCAGTGTTTGATGTTGCATTAGCAAGAGTAATTACGTCAGCACCAACACTAATAACAGTGGTTCCTGTTGAAATAAAATCGCCACGAACTTCTTGTCCAGGAGAGATTGAAGTAGTTGTAATACCAATCGTGGTTGCGGCGCCGGTAGCAATTGTTGCTGCCCTATTACTAATTGCAGCAGTGAATGCTGATACACCAGCAGTATTAATACCCGTCAGAATCTGATCCGCCTTAGCATCAATAATAGCAACTCTAAGTCCATTTGCCCAAGTTCCAGGATTCTTGGCAATTACTACTCTATCGGTAACTACATTTTCATCATACTGAAGTTGGTCATAGTTCTCAATACTCTTAATTTTGATTGAACTTCCTGAACCCACAAAAGCATTCTGAAGTTGATCGTCGTCTGCTCTGACGATTCTCATTGGAGCGCCATATGCCATGTATGATGAAGCAACAAGCCAGTGCTCATAGTGCTTATCATTAGAATATGGTTTGCCGAAATTATCTAATAAATCCTTTTCCGACGAAATAATAGTCGGGAGATCTACGGGGCCTTGTGTAAATGGTGCAACAAGTCCACCTATTTTTTCGGAAAATGCATCAACTCTTCCTATTGTAAGGTCAACTTCTCTTACCCTTATACCCGGAGATGCTAAATTTACTGGCATCTTGTGTGTTCCTCTCATCCAATTTACCTAAAAATATTTAGGAAAAGGGGCATTTCTAGTGGGGAAACGATGCGTGAATACTTACCAATCTGGATATTCCCATAACAAAGTGCTCTTTCTGCCTCTTCTTACTCTCTTAACCGTACACTCCTTACATTCATATGAATATGCCGATGGAAGTGTTTTTCTACCTTTTCGAGTCAAATAGAAATCATCCATTAAACTTTTAACCTCCCCACAAACTCTACATTTGCGATCAAAAAATAATAAATGTTCTAATTCTATTTCGTCATCAATAGACACTACTTATAATCCCACATATAGGACATATCACCATATTCATCTGCATACCATCTATCCCCAGAATTATCTACAAAACTTGCTTCACTATTAATTCCATCATCAATAAATCCAAATGGTGCCATATCTTGATCAATTTGGTTTTTTTGTTCTTCATATATTCTCTTTCTTACATCATTCTCTGTCATCTCCTTGAAATACTCTTGTGCTACTAACCAAGAGAATATTACAAGACACATTGCCAAATCATCATTACATCCTTCCTCTGCTTCAAAAGAGTTTCCTTTCTGGGAGAATGTAGTAAGTTCAGATATAATTTCGTAATCAGACGCAAGTAATTTATCATCTTCTACAAGAGTTTTGAGATTTGAACACCCTAATTTTTTAACTGCAGAAGTTGTACGAACTCCAAGTTGGGATTTTTTGCCACTAAATCCTGATCCAACAACTTGACCATTACGACCTCTCATGGCACACATAAGAATATTTTCATATTCCAAATCATACTGGAGAATACTAGCAACCTGATCACCAATATCATTCACCTCTATCAATAACCAAGAATAATTATATCCCTTTGCTACATCAAATATGATATTTGGAAATAACATTGGTTTTATTTCATTATTTCTATACTTTGCAACTACCTTATACGGAAACTCTGTAATATCAAAAACGATAAATGCTGAGTAATCATTACCAAGACCACGAGCAACATCAACAGTAATTAGATAATTATGTTCCTTAATTGGATTTTCATAAACATCTAATCCAGCATTTCTCTGTATTGGATCATCATATATTAAAGTTTTGAGTTTTGATGGGTTTATAAGAGTATTGACAGAACCTAAGAACTCGCACTCAAACTCTACACGGAACTGTTCTTCTGATGTGTTTGCAATAGTTTGTTCT